CTCCAGCCGCGCCCGGCAATCCCATGATGCCAGCCAATCCGGACGGGCCAGCAGGGCCGGTTGCGCCAGAGGGTCCACTTGCCCCAGCCGCACCGGGAAGACCCATGATTCCGGCTGGACCGCTCGGGCCACCGGGGCCAGTTGGGCCAATCGGGCCAGTAAGCTGCGCCCACCCAGACGGCAGGTCAATATACGCCACGTTGTTCCCGCTATTTGTCGTGACGTAAATGGCATAGCTCCCCGTGCTTGCCGGACGACTGGCAAGAGTTCCAGAGGTAGGATGCGCGACAACGTCCGCCTGATGGTCCACAAATTTGGACCGCAGGAGGTTGTCATTGTTTCGCGCCTGCGTGGACTTGGGGTCCCCCACAGGCAGCGTAAACGGCTTTAGGTCATAATCACCAACAGCCATGGCTTAAGGCGGGCAAGCGGTCCATTGTTCAATTTCAGAATTCGAGTCCACGCTCTGAACAACCGCGCTGTTCGACCGCTGGACTAACCGAACCTGAAACTTGTACTCCGTCGTGTTGCCGGAGCCAGTTGTATCGCCATACAGTCCCGTATCAAATACATGATTGCCGGACGCACACGTTTGATTGCTCAGAACAACCGTTTGCGGGATGGGCAATTCCTTGGTCAGCGTAAGCGAATACAGCGTGTTGTTTGGGTTATGAATAACCCACGACACGGTGATTTGGGCGTGAAGTCACCGCCGTCACTGACTCGATGTTGGTCGAGCCATAGGCGTTGGACACCATCATCCGGGGCACCAGCATTACGCGCCCTTGACGGCAAAGGCAGCCAAATACTCAGACCCGTCATACAGACCGCTAATCAGATTTTTTTTGTTTGCGCCTGTGTTGTATATCGGGGTGTTATCGCCAAAATCCCACCCAGTCACCGTCACGCTCTTGCCACCGGAGGCATCCTGCACCAACAGCAGCGTGTAAGTGCTTCCGGCCACTGGATTACTAAAGCTGATGGTCTGCCCAGTCTGGTTCAGCGTTACTTTCTGAATGGGGCCATTGTTCCAGTTAATGGTGACCCCAGAACCAATGTTGCCCGCATCGTAAATACCCGGCTGGCCATTGGTTACATCAAACGACAGGCCAGTGACCTCCTGCCACGCCGTCCCGTCATCAAACTGTAGCTTATACTGCACGCGGGCACCGACAGTTGTTGCCGTAACCCACTTGCGTCCTGAGGTGCCAGCAGCTGGCAGCGTGCCAGACTGCAGGTGAATGCCCGGGTCCGCGTCATGGGCAACATATGCCGTCTGAATAGTATTCAGATTGCCACGGACCACCGACGACTCTAGCGAAGCGCCGGTTGCCGGGGTAACAAACGCATTAATCGAATGGTTGCCAACTTCGGTTGCCATGTTATCTCCGTCCAAGCACTATGCCGTCGATGCGCCAACGACTGATGGTGGGTTCATTAAATCCGTCATGTCCTAACGTTACATCCACATAATACCCAGACCCGGACATCTGAATGCGGTGACTCTGGGACCCGCTGACGGTGTCCCAGACCTCGCCTGCCATGTCCCATGTGGCGCCCGGAGCGTCCCACGTTACGCCTTCGCTCGGTGAAATAATCTGCTGGGGGTAGCTTCCAAAGTTGCTCGCCCAATTCACCGTCATGGACGACGACCCCGGAACCGTTCCAGTGACGTAACCGTAGCGGAATGACTTGGCAATGGAATCATCGCCAAAGTACAGTCGCCGCAATTGCACAGTCATGGGGATACGGGTGCCGCCATCGCCATTCGATACCGACGCACCATCACTATGCGAGCCGTAATAGTCCGACACGGTAACTTGTCCACTGGTATCCCCACGAATGACGTAGGTTTCTGCAGACGACCCAGAAACACTCGGCCAAAAGCACGAGGTTGTCGTGTACTCGGTAATCCACGGACCGGCCCACGCCCGCAGAATCAAGTGATACACATATACCCCATATCCCGGAATAAACCACCAGACCTCTTGCGTCCGGCGGCTCAGCACCCCGCGCACATTAGCGAGAGATGTCGTAGTCAGATTCCGGACAAGCGGCAGAATAGGGTCTGGAGTCTCTGGCGTGCCTAGCGGAGCCACCTGACCCTCGCTAACAGCAAAGGCGCCTCTGTCGGAAACGAAATAAGCAATCCCGTCTCCCTCGACGATAGAGAGTGGGGCAATGGTTCCTGTTTGCGACGACACACCTTCGGGCTGGACAGTAATGTCGTCCTGCCCAAAACCGGTGAGGCGGGAGATGCCACGGCGGTGAAAAATGAGCAAAGAAGAGCCGACGGACGCCAACCCGACGATTTTTTCGTCGCTAAATGTGCGGACAACAATCTGTCCACCGCCGTCATGCGCAAACTTCTGTCCATCATTCAAGGCCGAATAAAAGATTGAATCGGGGTAATTGGCAGACCCAGCACCCCACAACCGCTGGTTATGCACCTTCAGGAAGGTCACATCTTGCGTACTGGAAATGTCCGTGACCAACGCACTGCCAGTCCAGTAGTTCAACAAGCCACCATCGGCAATAAACACCACATCATTGCCAGCCGTATTGCGGAATGCCGCAAAGCTTGGCGCCGTTGTGCTAGAAAGTGTGCCCGTTTGCGCCGTCCATGCCGTCGTACCGGGCGTGGCCAACATGTTGATGGTATACAGCGTGGTTCCCGCAACGGCCAGCCCCTGCACATCCCCATTGTCCTTAAACCAACTTGTGCCATTTCTGGCGGCAGCTGGCAATGCCGCCGAAGCCAATTGCACGCTTCCATACCGCTTGGTAATAGCGCCGTATTCGGTCAGCCGGGCATTCTGAGCAAGCCGGACCTGCGTAGGCCCGAGCGCAATGTCGTCGGACACTGTGTTAAGTCCTCCGGCAAAGCTCATCTGCGTGTCCCGAATGGACATCAGCCACTCCAATCCGCCGCAATGTCCGAATACGACATGCGGGTGGGATTAATAGTGCGGCGCCGAATCTCGTCCAGCAGGTCCGCAAGCTGGGCATTTGACATCTGCAAGAATGTATTTGCCGTCGCAATGCTCTCGCCGCCTTTCATCAAAGCGCGTGCCGATAGCTCATACAGCAAAACGTCTTCGTTGTTCTCCGGCCAGTCAATCGGGATGTCCCACTTATCCGTTGCGCCGTCATCAACATAGTCACGCAAGCTTGTAGGCTTGTAATTGACCACTACGTTGAGCGCGACCGACCCCGTGGGGAGAATCTGGTAGTTTGTGCCAGCCAGATGCTGAAGTCGTCCCCAACGGAACGTCCTGATACCGAGTCTCCGAATACTGCACATTCCCGTCGTTGACCGAGAGAATGCGGAAAAAGTTTTTTTGGTTGTTTCCCGTGCCAGTGCTGAGGGAGGACAGCGGGAAGGTGCCATTGGTTGCCGTGGTGACGGGGATAGACTGAAACCGATAGTATGGCGCCGCCTGCAGCAGTCGTGCCCAGTTGGCGTCATACACATACGTCAGAATATCTACCAGCTCTTGGTCAGACCATCGGTCAGACCCAACCGCATCCATCGTGCGGCGGGCCTGCGTTACCAACTGGTTAATCGTAAGTGCCGCCACCTCGTCCCCCTTACGCGATTACATGCCGCGTCCTATTGCCAGTTACGCGGTCGTCAGACTGCCCGTACTGATTTGCCACTAACTCTTTCAACACATCATTGAGCTGGTGTTCGACAACGCTGGTTCCATTCCACCGGTCCATGTCAAACAGGACCCTATCCGCAGATTTCTGGCTAAAAAACCCAAGCGCCCGCTCTAAATACGCCGGAGCCTCATCCACTGAACAATCTACTGGCAACCAGCCAATGATGTCAGCCGCCTGCCGCTCATGAATAGCCCCAGTCCGAACCCGCTCCCATCGGCGGTCATCTTCCCGCCACCGGCACTTGACAGCCCAGTGCTTGGCAAAATCTGGCAAAAACTCCAGATATAGCCTATGGTCCAGCGCCCGAAGCCGCCGCTGGATTTCCGGCGACGGCTCGGGATTGCCGGAAGCGTTATAGACTATAACGCTCACCGTTATTACTCAAGGACCAGCAGCTCGGTATTGACCATCAGGTCAACCGGCTGCGTGTCAATGGTGCCGCTGGTAATGACAAACTGCAGGGTATCGCCCGTGTCCAGCGTCTTCTGGGCGTCCGTCAGCGTTGCCAGAAGGGACACGGCGGTCCCCTCCTTGGCGGTCAGCGTCTCAAGGTTCACGCTAGCCGTCAGAGTCACCGCCGCATTTGCGGAGGCATCGTACTTCTGCAGCACGCCGGTCACCGCACCCGCGTTAGACACCGGGACCGTCAACGCCGACACCACGGCCCGGCTAATCAGGCACTTGGCAGGGTGCGACCCAAACTGATACGTCACGCCGTTCGCCATCGTCGTCTGACACCGCCCGACCAGTAGCGTCGAGGCGACCCCAAAGCGACCCGGCTTCGGGCCAAAGAAATTGAACGCCATTGGAATCCTCCATGGGGGGTGGGGCCTAAACCCCACCCCGCACGGTCAGAGGTTAGACAACGTGAGTGTAGCGCTTCGTGTCGGTGTACCCCGTGATGCTGCCATGCGCATTGCGCTGGAGGCACGCGAGGTTCCCATACCACGAATAGGTCGTCTCGAAAGCATCACGACCCTGCAGCCAGCGCCACGGACCAGCGCCCTCGAACTCCACATAGCCCCAATCCTTGGCGTCCACCCACGAAAGGGAGGGCACATGGATGAGGTAGATGGTGCCCGCAGGCACATACGGGTCGGTCACGCACGCGATGCCGCAAATGGTCACCGCCTTGTAACCGCCCTTGATGGTCGTGGCAAACTCATCGGCGCCAAACCGGCGTTGAGCCACCATCGACTCCATGAGCTTCTTGGCAATGCCCGGGGTCGTCATGAGCAGGAACTCGCCCGGACGCTTCGAGGCATCCTTACCGGACCGCGCCGAGATAAGCTGGATAAGGTCCCAGATATCCGACTCAGTCGGCTGGTTCACATCCGGCGTGTCCGTGCCCGCCACCATCTGGATAGCATTCCAGATAGCGTAGCTGGACGCCGAGATGCCATGGAGGTCCGCATACGACCCACCACGGTTGGTGATATTGATAAGCCCGTTCATGGCGTAGCTCGTCGAATAGGCATCCGA